TAAATTGATTATATCTTGATTAGAGAATCTATTGAAATTAAATTCATTAGGAATTGCCTTGTATGCATCACCAATTAAATATGGGAATATTGGTTTTTTATATCCAGAGAATGGACCAGACGATTCTACACTTGAATCATCAATTGTTGCAAAATATGCATATGTTCCATTTGGATAATCTGGTGTTACACAAAATCTTCCATTTTTCTCATCAAGAACAGTCTCGTCATTAGATTTATAGAAAACATAATCTTCAATAAAAAATCCTTCTGGGAAGTGATTTAAAGAGGGTCTAGATGGATTTACTTCTAGTCTATAACCACTCTTCATCTGGGAAACAACCCCTCCAGATTTTGAAGAATAACCATATGGACCATAAATTGGATTGCCATCATATGCCCATCCAATTATTGGTGAGTGATCTTTAGAGTTGATTTCTGCTGAGTTGGAAATTCTTAAATCAGAATTCGAATATAATATTTTTCCAGATTGATCTCTAGAAAAAAGTAATTCCCTTAGCTTTCTTGGGGCATAAATGTGGGCATATTGTAATCCAAAATCTTTTCCAGTGCCTAAAGTCAGGAATCCATCATCCTCTGTAATTTTATTAATATACTTTTGGTAAAGATTAACAGTCCAAGATTTTATTTTTGCTCTAAATGCTGCACCTAAACCAGGATCTACAGCACTAATACTTGTAGAATTTTGAGAATATCCACTACCACCATCAATAACTTTAACTTCAGTAAGTTTATTATTTGATATGACTGGAGTTAAAATAGCTCCATTACCAAGACCAGATACTACTAAATTTGGCAGGGAAGTATAATTTTTTCCTGTATTATTTACTAAAACCTGAACTATTTTACCGTTAGAAATTACTGGTTGGATTTCAGACCCAGATCCATTCAAAATAGTGATATTTGGTTGCCTATCAATATTAAAAATATCTTCAACACCGTATGAAGATCCACCAGAAGAGAGATGCACTGAGCGTATAGAACCCCTAAACACTGGTTGTACCTGTGCTTTGTATTCTGAAGAAACTCCAAGATTTCCTATTAATTCTACACTTATCTGTGGATAATTGAATGTATGTAAACTATCATTAGTTGATGTAATATCTACAAATTGTTTTGTTCTGTAGTAAAAATCTTCAGAAACATTTCCACTACCAACTTCAGAAATTCTAAAATTATCATTATCAATTTTTGTCACAAAATAATTTGAATTATTTGTGAGCCCACCAACTGAAACACCTGTTGTTGAATAAGTTATAATTTCTCCGGAAGAAAAATCATGGTTTTTAATATAAAATGAATCTGTCGTCGTATTAATTCCAGAAGAAGAAACTGATCTCTTTTTATTTTGATATCCAAATCCAGAGTTTTCAATTACTATTGATGCCAAAACTGATTTTTTGTTTGTACATTCAAATGCATGATTTCCAATTCCATAATCACCAAGAACTATGGTGTTTATGCCACTTATTGCATCATTGAATGATCTATGTAATTTTACTACTGTTGGTGAAATGGATGAAACGTAATATTTTGAATTGGTTGATAAACCGGAAATAGACTTTTGCCCAAATGTTCTATAAATTACTTCTTCACCATTTCTAAACTTGTGTGATGTTGAAAAACCAATAGTTGATACTGTACTACCAACTCCAACTTTTGCTGACTTAAATTCTGAATTGAATGAAACTTCGTGAGTTATTAACTTCATATTTGCCCTTGCTTGGGCACCAACTCCGTTTCCTCCAGTTATTTTAACTGTTGGAACATTTATGTAATCAAATCCTGGATCAAGAACTCTGATTTCTGAAAGAGATCCAAAAACAGAGCAATATCCAGTAGCACCAACTCCAGTAGAATCAGATATTGATAGTTGTGGTGGATTAATGATGTCATAATTAGATCCTTCAGATAAAACTTCAATTTCTTCTATGGGTCCATAGAAAATTTTATCTTTACTCTTATAATTTAATATTTCTACACCATTAACTAAAATTCCAGTGAATCCTGGTAATGTTTTTTTATGTGAATTTGATAAAACTGGTGGAGAAATCTCTCTTAAAAGTTTTTGAGATTCTAATGTTTTACCAACAAAATCATAAGGTTCTAAAATATTATCATTAATTGTAGTTTCACCAATTAATGATAAAAATTTATTATTTAAAATATCCGATTTGCTTTTTGCAAACTTTACATTATTTGCATCAACTCTCTTTATAAAATAAATTCCCTCATCAAATAGGGATGAGGATATTACTGTGGACGTTAATTCATTTCCATCAACGTCAATTGAAGTTGATGTTACTTTTTCTGGTGTATAATAAACTGCATCACCAGTGTAAAAACCATGATCTTCTAATTTTGTAATTGCAAATGTATCATTATTTGCTGCAAATACTCCTGAGAACTTTAATGATCGGTTATTTGCATTTAATTTTTGATTTACATAATTTGGTAATGATGGAGAAGCAACTAAAATCTTATTCCCATCTCTATAAACATTTTGTACATTCGCTGCTAAAATATTGGCATCCGAAAACTTTAATGAATCTACTTTTAAAATTTTTCTTCTAACCTTGAATCCATTTCCAATTAAAACACCCTGCTGACTTATTGATATTGTTTTTTCGGATAAAACATCCAAAACAATTGAAGATGCAATAACATTCCCAAGTTCTATTATATCTAATTTATCTCCTATTTGGAATGAGTGTCTATTTTTTAATGTTAAACTATAAGTTTTGTCTGAAGAATCGATAATCTCATATGATTCAACATCATAAGTTGCTGCAGTATTAAAAATCCAATCGTTATCTGCGGAAGTTTTTCCTTGATATCCAAGTGTTGGTATAGTTGCAGTATCATCTTTACTATAAAAATAATTATCAGCATCAATTGAAACGTCACTTAAGATAGAATTAATTCTAACCCTGATTTCTGTTCCAAATCCAGTAACTGCTGATGCGTATGTGTTGATTCCTATTCTGGAGTTATTGGATATTTGGTAACTAATATTACTACATTCCAAAAATTGATTCAAGGTCTTTGATCTATATGAAACAATTCCTGTAGTTTGATTTGCAAATTCTACAAATAGTTCTCCCTGATTTGGAAAACCAACTGTGGAATCTACATCAATTGCAGTTGATCCTTCCTCAAAAATTCCAATAGATCTTGTTTTTGGGTGTACTGAGAATCTACCATAAATTGCTCCATCAAAAGCTGGATCTCCATTATATCCACCATCAATTTTTAATTTATAAAAAGATCTTCCATCATCTGCAATAATACTTTCAATTTCAGATACTGTTCCGTATGATTTTGAAATATCTTGATATTCATTTTGGAATAATGTAAGATTTGGTATATCTTCAATTGGTCCAGAAATTAATTCAACAACTAAATCATTTGTGATTTTATATTGTGCATCAGATGGTCTGAAAAGAAAATCTCTTGGTCTTATGATTTTTACTTCATCACCATACAATGCTTTAAATAAAATTTCAAAAGATCTATCAGTTCCTTTACTTCTATAAAAATCCTTTATTTGCTTTAATAGGGTAGCTTCATTTACCTTTTCTGTGAAAGATCTATTTTCAAACCCTGGAGATATTTGATACTTTGTTTTGATTAAAAATTCCTTTAAGAAAAGATCACTTAAATTGAATATTTCTGCACCTTCTAAGTGTGAGTCTGCATTAGACTCTTTAAAAACTAATTGATCGGAGGATTTTAACTTAAATGTTGATCCAATACCAATGTTAGTGTTTTTATATGCTACAACTCCGCTGAATCCTCTGTAACAATTATTGAATCCAGTAGAAGTCTTGTACTCATAAACAATTAATTCATTATCAATTGAGATTAGTCCATACTTATCAGGAAATCCCTCAGTACCTGTTTCTGAGTCTAGAAGACTTATTGAAATATTTGTATCTACCGCAGATATATTAGATCCTAATAATGTAGACGATTTTAAATTCGTCATATTATCAAGTTTTACATATTGATCAATATTTTGCAATAGATCAGCGGGAGCACCTTGAAATTCTTGTGCAAGATAATATTGAGTTAAAAACTCCTGAACAAGAGGAAAATCCTCTTTAACATATTGAGGAATTTGGCTCTTTACAATATCTTTAATTTGAATTCTTTTTTCTGTCATTTTATTATGATCTTACTAGGTTCCCGTTGTTGTAGCTTGAAGAAACAATGTAGTTTGATGCTGAAGGATCTAATCCAGACGCAATTTCATCAATAACCATTTCAAAATTGCTGTTATTAATATCTAGTTGCAAATAAAGATCCTGTTTTCCAACGACATCATTTGATTTAGGTACAGCAGATATTTCAACAATTGCTTGTCCGTCTTTAGTTTTTCCAGATAAGATGTTAATGGGATTAATAGTTATGATACCATTTTTATAATCTATTGTACCAACATTTCTTCTTAAAATTGTTGGATTTCTGGAGTTTGTACTCGAAACTGTAAATAGGAACAAAGATCCAGTTTCTCTATTAGTATTTGGAAGATCACCAAGATATACGGTTTGAGCAACTCCCGCTATTTGAAATCCCGTTGATTTAATATTATATCCATTCATATTGGATATATGAAACTCATTACCAAATCCAATTTGATATTCTGCAAAAGTGTTTAATAAAACTCTTAAATCTCTTCTCATTTGAAGAGTTGTAATGTTTGAAGTCACAGATTCATGACTGTCATCAATTAACTTCAAGAATTTGCTATACTTGAACCTAGCACCATAACGGTTTAATTCCGTAGATTCTGAATATTTCAATGCATTTGTTTGGACAATACTTGATACAAACGCTGATGATGGGGCAAGATTTGTGTTATAATATACTTTTGAATCTACCTCGACATAGAGATATTTTAAGTCTAAAATTTCTGGAACTATTCCAGCAACAGCATATTTTTTTAATTTTAACTTAATACTTTCTTTTTCTAGGTTTGGTAGAAAATCTCCAAATCTTGGTTTTATACTAATAAAAACCTTTCCATATTGTGGAGGTATTAATTCTTCTCCACCAAAAACAGAAATAGCCTCAGTTTCTGGATAAATTTTAGATGGAATTAAAGTTTCAAAGTCATTTGCAGTAAGTGCTCTATTTTGTGAAGCATAGATTCTTGGTGCATATTTTTTGATAGACTCTACACTCTCAATGTTTTCTCCACCTCTAGCAGATACTTGCGTAGTCAATAATGATATTCCAGAAGTAACAGTGTATTCAATTGAATTTCTTGTATATGTTAATCTTCCTGAAAATGTAAAACTATTCACTCCATTAGCACTATCGCCATTGGTTGTGATGTAGTTTACTGTAATAAAATTACCTTCTTCCAGTTTTCTACCAAAAATTCCATCACCAAAAATTAATTCATATCTCTCGTCTTCTATTTCTTGTAAAAAATATACATTTGAAGATCCATTTATATCAAATAAACTATCTTGATATGCATATTTTACTGAAGTATTTGCATTTTCGTTGTTTCTAACAGTTACTGATATTAAACCGCTGTCAACACCAGAATTTGGTAAAATAAATCTTTGATTTGGATTTCTTGATGAATATGTAAAGTTATTTGTGAGTAGTATTCCCTCACTAATTTTTATATTATCAAACCTTGCTATACCATTAAAAACTGGAACTGTAATATCATCTAGTATTGAAAACGCAAAAGATTGATTACCAAAGTTTCCAGAGGAGGTTGCTACAATTCCTTTCTTTAAAGTTAAAGATGCTGGAGAAGGAGTAACGTTGGACAGATCTACAAAAAAGGATATTGAAGCAGTAGATGCTTTTTTTGATCTTGGTATATATCCAATGTTTCTTGCTAAGGAAACAACGTTCTCTCTTAAGGTTGCACTGTCAATAAACACCTCATTTGCAACCATGTTTGCATTATATGAGGTAATGTAGGTATTATATGCCAAAACATCAAGAATTGTTGAAAGATTAGATCCTTCAAAATCATAATCAGTGAAATTAGAATTTGCTTTTAAGTAATCTCTAAGTGTTGTTTTAACTTGGTCAAAATCCAAGTTAGAAAAATTTACTAGTGGCATTTTACCTAGTTGGCTGCAAAACGAATTGTAATTGTTGTGCTGGAACGCTAATTCCTATAATTTGATATTGAATAATCACATCAAGAGAATTGTTATCGTAGTCTGGTATAACTATGACATCTATCAATTCAACTCTTGGCTCATAATTTATAATTGATGTTGCAATTTCATCTCTAACATTTGATGCTACAATCTCATCAACATTCTCAAAGAGCATTCTTGTTACTCTTGATCCAAAATCTGAATTGAAAAACTTCTCACCAGGAAGGGTAAATACAATGTTTCTGATAGAACGAGAAATTGCGCTTTCATTTTTAAGCGCAATCAAGTCACTGTTCAGAGGATTACTCTGAAAAGTCATACTAATATCTTTGAAACCTTGACTTACCCTTTCTAGAGGCATTGAATATTATGATTCTATCTTATTTATTATGGATTTTTTGATTCATAAAGAGGTTCTGTGCCATATTCCCAGTCATCATAGTCATTATCATTTCGAATTTTTGCATGAATTTCATTTTGATGGAAGAAATCGTGCTTTTTAGGGGTTAATTCATCGTTTGCAATCTCACGAAGCATCTTTTGTTTGTCAATTTTCTCTTCCCAACCATATTCGCTTGCTAGAAATTCGGTTCCCCATTGATTTTTCATGAAATTTTGGTCTTTATCGACTTGTTTGGTCATTTTTTTGCTCCTGATTTGTTAAATCAGAACTTTTTACGGGGTTGCTATCCCGAATTTCTTTGACCTCGTACATAAAATCGTCTGATGTCTCAATTTTACGACGATTTTCAACGGAATATTCTGTTAGATCAATTTCGTATCCTGGATTTTTGGTAATTCTGTTGCGAGTCCATGCATCATCGTACCATAAAATCTTATTATTTGGGTATGCATAGAAATTTCCGTTATCCATCTTAAAAAAATGAGCACATTTATGCTCAGGAGTCTCACTAAAGTTAGTATTCAGAGTTGATTTTGACTCCCATGACCAATCAAGAGTGAACATGTAAGTTCCTTCGTTTTTTTCTCCACGATAATTAACTAGTTCAGCACGTAAGTTAGCCAATCTTGAACGTACTTGTATATCAATATAAGGAGAAAAGCAATCCCACCACATACACTCCTCTAATTCAGGAACTGGTGCATCTGGTTTCCAGCAAAATGCATGAATTGGTCTACGTGTCCAGTTGACCCCATTCTCTAAAAACGCCTCAAAGAGGGGTACGTGCTTCTCTAAGGACGCTACAGAATGTACGTCACATAAAGTTACCTCTCTATGACCTTTTTTGTGATTGTAGAGAAATTCATTTCGAATATAACAAGTAATTGTTGGAAGATTATGATTAAGATATGCCATAAAGTGCTAATAAAAAAGCAGGGATTTCTCCCTGCTCTATCTATATTATTAACCTCTACCTTGTCCACGATACTTTTTCTTACGTCCATTACGAGACGTCGCGCTTAGTAGTGTACGAGCGGAACGCCCTTGACGAGTTTTCTTAGGTGCTCCAGGTTCAAAAAGAGTCTTGTTACTTCCACCACCTTTAGCCATCTTTAATTTCCTCCAGTTCAATCAAATTAGGATCAACATCTTCACCCGAGAAAAAACGCTCGGAGAAGTCTTGAAGAACCTCACTACATTCCTCTGCAGTGAGGTTCATATAAATTTTACGTCCTTTATAAAGTACGTTATAGATCATCAGATAATACGAGTTTTTTCGTGCCCGACGCGAATACGAGGATCACACCAGATCTCAAAGCCTGCTTCTTTTGCATCAAGACAGAAGGAAACATCCTCTCCACACATATCCTGAACATTTCCAGACTCAAAGACTTGCATCTTTGGAGCAAACCAAGGATACTCAAGATTCTCAAAGACTCCATTTTTAATCAGAACCCAACCAAATCCAGTGTAATCCACTGTGAAGGGCTTTCTGCGCTTGGAGATTGATTCCACGGTTTCATGATTCATCACACCACCGTTCTTACGGAAATCATCTTCTTCTAACCAGTGTGCGACAGAAGTTGTGTGACCATCCTCAGTTGCATACCAACCTGCGACAACTTCACGCTCAGTACCATCTTCACTGAGAGCTAGATCACAGAGTTGCCAGAACTTGTTAGTATCAAAAACAATATCACTATCAATCCACAGTTGATAATCATATTGCAGTTTACCATCCCAAGGAATCTGCTTTGGTCCACGAAGTACATTTGCTCCAAGACACTTACAACGTGCAAAGTTAACCATTGAAGAGTAGTCTTGTGAGATCTGAATACTCATACCATTCTGTACCATATCAAAGCACAGTTGTACAAAGTTCTTCAGAAAAATAAAAGAGCATCCTCTACCAGGTAGACAGAATACAATACTCTTTCCTTTCATTCTTTCTTTAATTGCATCAATATCCCATTCTTCAGTTTTGGGTTTTGGTGCAGTTGCTTTAACAGTGAATCCTTTTGCCATAAAATTAACAAACCTTTCAGTTCAATTTTAACAGTCTATATATGCATTGTCAATATGATGGACTTCCTTGTGGATCTGTTGACCCATTATTTCCACCACCTCCAATATTATTAAAGAGTTCCACAAAGTTTAAATCTTCTACACTATAATCAGTCTTCATTACTCCAACCATTTGGTGTAAGGTACTCCAAGTCTTCTTAAACTCTTCTTCCTTCAAAGAATGAAATAAACACTGATCTTTTGCATATATGTGATAAATCTTTTCCATTTAAAAAATATTTCCGGAATTTTTTCAAGTGAACTTATTTCACTATTGCATTATATATCAGTATTATCAAAAATCCAAGGGGAATGAATACAATTCTTCCCATTTGCTTTGGATATCTGATTATCCAACCTGCAAGTATAACTCTCCAAAAATTCCAGTATGGTTTTCTGCGGCGCTTATTTGATGCTTTCATACTTCTGGAAAAATTTTTTTTATGAGAGCGATAGAAAGGTCGAAAAAGACATACAGTGTAGGTTAGGGTAGTTTCGCTTTTTTATACGGGGCGCAACGCCGCGCGGCGCCTATAACAAACCGCCAGAAAACACTGCCGATAAGCATCACTGACCTAGCATAACATAAGCGCCCTCCAGTGTCAACCAGAGGGCGCTCAGTTAGTATCAGAACTCGATCGGATTCAGCGTCCCCAGAGTATCAGCATCATCAGAAACATTATCAGCAATGAGTGCATCCAGAATGGACAGAATCTCATCGCCAGTGTTACCTTGTGCCAGCAGGGAAAGCATCACGTTCTTGGACATAATAAAGAAGAAAAGTGTAGTGAACTGTGTGTTGAGTGAGGGTGCCCCTAGTTCCCTCGTTGTAGCAGTGGTGCTACTTCTTGGAGCGTGCCTAGTTTATACTCTTGTGACAGGAGTTGAGTATATCAGACTGCTACATCTTCAGGCAGCAAATTCACAACAGCATCCACACCAGCAAGATGCAGAGACTGTACAAATACCATCGCTTGATTGATATTGGAGAACTCGGCAGTACGCTCTACATTGTCCTGAACGTTGGTGTAGGTGACGGTACGAACTTGAGTCATTTGAGTGTTAATGAAGAATGAACGGTAAGTGTCTTTATAGGGCGCATCTTATTCCCATTCACTGATGCTTACTGATCAGGAGTTAGCAACAGCACGGATGCGAAGTTCTTGCTCAATGCCATTCCTACCCTTACCAGTAGCAGCATAGAATCGGGTGCCACATCCACCAACCCGTGTCATCACAAGTTCGGATTTACGGGGTTTACGTGTTGCCAACCGTGTGACCTTAACTTTACCTTGTGCCTCAGCAATTGCCATGTCCAGGTTAGTCATCTTGGTGATGTTCATGACGCAGTGTAATTTAAGGACTGAAGAAGTGAGTGTTACTTAAGCGGGCAAATCAGCGCCCATCCCATACAGAACTCGTCCATCCGTCACGTTCAGCAGCACGGCGATCATAGTCCTCTGCAGTATAGTAATCGTCAAAGTCCTGATCATAAGCGGGAGTCTGCAGATACTCAGGCAGAGGTTCATATTGACCAGTCTGGAAGTTGTAACGGAGTTGAGACATTTGAAGAAAAAGTGAAGTGAACTGTGTGGTCCTTAAGTATAACTCAGAAGTCAAACACGTCAGAGTTAATCTCAATCACATTTACCTTGGGGTCATCATAACGCACCCCATCAAGA